CCCCATGACCGACCTCCCCATCGAAGGCTACGCCTCCATCTTCTGGCGGCGTGACCTGAACGACGACGTGGTGGCCAAGGGCGCCTTTCAGAAATCCCTGGCCGAGCGGGGGCCGCAGCGCGTGCGCATGCTGCACCAGCACGACGCGGCGGGCCTGATCGGCGCCTGGGACGTGGTGGCGGAGGATCAGCAGGGCCTCTACGTCGCCGGCCGCGTGTTCGATTTCACCCCGCAGGGGCGCCTGGCCCAGAGCCTGATCCGCGCCGGCGTGCTCGACGGCCTCTCCATCGGCTTTCGCGCCAAGAAGACCCGGCCGGACCAGTCCGGGCGCCTGCGCGTGCTGACCGAGGTCGAGCTTTGGGAGATCTCCCTCGTGACCTTCCCCATGCTGCCCGAGGCGCGGTTGAGGCCCGTGGCGGCGCGGCGGGCGGCGTGACTGTTCTGCGTGCTTGGCTTCGCCGACCTGCGTGCTTCGAGACGCGCCCTCCGGGCGCTCCTCAGCATGACGATCTTTATTGCGATCCACCCCCCGACGTCATCCTGAGGAGGCCGCGCAGCGGCCGTCTCGAAGGACGCACCTACCCTTCCGCATCCCCTGGAGACCCCCATGAAAGAAACCAAACAGGCCCTGAATTCCGCCGAGACCCGCGCGGCCATGCATGAGGTGATGGCCGCGTTCGAGGCGTTCAAAGCCTCCAACGACGAGCGCTTGGCCGAGATCGAGGCCAAGCGGGCGGACGTGCTCTTGGAGGAGAAGGTCGCCCGCATCGACGAGGCCTTGAACGCCGCCCAGGCGCGGCTCGACCGCTTCGCCGCCGAGGCCCGTCGGCCGCACCGGAGCGGGGAGGGGCGCGCCGCCGATCTCGACCCGGGCCCGAGCGAACGCAAGGCCGCGTGGGAGGGCTACATCAAGGCCGGCCGCACCTTTGGCCTCGAGGCCAAGGCCCTGACCGACGGCGCCGCCGGCGGCTATCTCGCCCCGCCCGAGACCGAACGCGCCATCGAGCAGGCGATCACCCACACGAGCCCGATCCGATCCATCGCCACCGTCACCACCATCGGCGCGCCGGTCTATCAGAAGCCGGTGATGACCAATGGCGTCGCCTCCGGCTGGGCCGCCGAGACCGCCGCCCGCACGGAGACGGACGAGGGGACGCTGGCGCTCCTGCAGTTCCCCGCCGCCGACCTCTACGCCTGTCCGGCGGCGACGCAGAACCTCCTCGACGACGCCTTCATCAACCTCGACCAGTGGCTGGCCGCCGAGTGCGAAGACGCCTTCGCCGCCCAGGAGACGGCCGCCTTCGTCACCGGCACAGGGACCAACCAGCCGATGGGCTTTTTGAGCTATCCCACGGCCGTGGACGCTTCGGCGACCTGGGGCCAGCTCGGCTATGTGGCGACGGGCGCGGCGGGGGCGTTTCCGGCGGACGATCCGGTCGACTGCCTGATCGACCTGGTCTACACGCCGCTGGCCCAATTCCGCGCCAACGGCCGCTTCGTGATGAACCGGCGCACCACGGCGATCGTGCGCAAGTTCAAGGACGGGGAGGGGGACTACATCTGGACCCCCGGCCTCGCCCCCGGCCAGCCCTCCACCCTCTGCGGCTATCCGATCACCGAGGTGGAGACCATGCCGGACGTCGGCGCGAACAGCTTCGCCATCGCCTTCGGCGACTTCGCCAAGGGCTATCTGGTGGTCGACCGCGCCGGCGTGCGGGTGCTGCGCGACCCCTATTCGCAAAAGCCCTACGTCCTCTTCTACACCACCAAGCGCGTCGGCGGCGGCGTTCAGAACTTCAACGCGATCAAGCTTTTGAAGTTCGCGGCGAGCTGATGGGGCGGTGCGTCCTTCGACACGGCCGCTGCGCGGCCTGCTCAGGATGACGAGGCGGGGATGATCGCCTCAACCTTCGTCATGCTGAGCAGCCCCCGGCTTGGACGGGGGCGTGTCGAAGCACGCAGAACCGCCAGTGCGTCCTTCGAGACGCTCCGGCTCCGCCTCCGCTCCTCAGGATGACGAGCGGGGGCGGATTGCAAAACCTTCGTCATGCTGAGGAGGCGGCGCAGCCGCCGTCTCGAAGCACGCAGACCAGCGCCGCCCCGCCCAACGGGAAACCCATGACCCTCACCCTCACCACGCCCCCCGCCATCGAGCCCGTCACGCTGGACGAGGCGAAGGCGCAGCTGCGCGTCACCTACACGGACGAGGACGCCCTGATCGGCTCCCTGATCACCGCGGCCCGCCAGCGCATCGAGGCCGAGCTCGGCCTCGCGCTGATCGCCACGGGCTTTCGCGAGACGCACGACGCCTGGCCGCTCGAGACGCGCACCGCCGTGCCCGTGACCGACCCCTTCGCCGCCTTCTCCGCCGGGCCGATCCGGCTGCGGCGCGGGCCGCTGATCGGCGTTTCGGCCATCGCGGTGGCCGATGCGACGGGCGCGTTCCAGGCGGTGAACCCCTCGAGCTACGCCGCCGAGCCCGCCTCCCGCCCCGGGCGGATCATCCCTTACGACGTCGCCTGGCCGGTTCCGGGCGTGCGCCAGGCGGGGATCCGGATCGACTATACCGCCGGCTACGGGCCGGGCGAGGGCGATGCGCCCGCGCCGCTGCGCCAGGCGATCCTGCAGCTCGTCGCGGACGGGTTCGAGCACCGGAGCGATCCGCCCCTCTCCACCGTCGAGCCCTGGCTCGCGCCGTTCCGCCGGGCGCGGCTGTGAGCGGCCCTCTGAGCGGTCCCTATCGCACGCCGGCCGTGCTGCAGGCCGCGACGGCGAGCGAAACCGCTTACGGCGGTCAGGCCCTCGCCTGGTCGACCGTGGCGACGATCTGGATCGACCTGAAGCCCGGCTCGGCGACCTACGACCAGCAGGAGCAGCAAAGGCCCGTCCGCATCGAAACCGCCTCGGCGACCGCCCGCGACGATCTTCGCTGCACGGCCGGCCAACAGCTCCTCGCCGGCGAAGACCCGAGCCCCTGGCGCATCCTCGCCGTCGAGCGCGCCCAGCCCCAGCCCGGCGTGATGACGCTGAGGCTGGATCGGATGGGGTGACGCTTTTCTTCCGGTTCTGCGCCGGTTCCCCTCACCCTGCCCTCTCCCCGGAGGGGAGAGGGTTCACGCTCCTAACCCCTCTCCCCCTCGGGGAGAGGAGGGGCCCATCCCCCGCGCAGGCGGGGGATGGGAGGTGAGGGGAACGGCGCGCACGACCTTCACCGACGATCCCGCCTTCAGGACCCCCCATGCCCCTCGCCCCCGACCTCGCCCTGCAGGCCGCCGTGCTCGCGCGCCTTATCGCCGACGCCACGCTCCCCGCCCTCATCGGCACGCCGCCCAGGGTCTATGATCAGACGCCGGACGATCCGGTCTACCCCTTCGTGCAGATGGGGCAGGCGACGACGCGGCCGTGGGGCGGGCTCTGCGCCGAGGGGATCGAGCATGTGTTCACCCTCACCTGCGTCTCCCGCTTCGGCGGGGCGGAGGAGGCGAAGGCGGTGATGGCCGCCGCCCGCTGCGCGCTGGACGACGCGGCCCTGACCTTGGCCGACAACACCCTGGTCAACCTCCGCTTCACATACGGCGACGTGTTCCGCGCCGCCGACTGGCGCTCGACCTTCGGCCTCCTGCGCTTTCGCGCGGTGACGGAGGCTCCGTAAACCCTCTCCCCTCCGGGGAGAGGAGGGGCCCAGCCCCCGCGAAGGCGGGGGATGGGAGGTGAGGGAACCGGAGCCGAAGGCGTAGACCCGAGAACCCAGCCGCTCCGAGCGTCCCGCTTGCTGGGTCCTCGGCTCGGCCTCCGCGGCTTCGCCGCTCCGTTGGCCGAGGATGACAAATTTTTAGGACGGAGACCCCGCATGGCCGCGCAAAAAGGCAAGGACATCCTGATCAAGATTGGCGACGGCGCCTCGCCGGAGAGCTTCACCACGGTAGCGGGGATCCGCACGCGCACCCTGTCGCTCAACGCCAAGACGGTGGACGCCACCGACTCGGACAGCGTGGGCCAGTGGCGCGAGCTCCTGGCCGGCGGGGGCGTGCGCTCCATGGCGGTGTCGGGCTCGGGCGTTTTCCGCGACGCGGGCTCGGACGCGATGATGCAGGCCGCCTTCTTCAACCAGACGACGCCCGACTGGCAGCTCGTGATCCCGAGCTTCGGCGTGATCGAAGGCCCGTTCCAGATCGCCGCCCTCGAATACGCCGGCCAGCACGAGGGGGAGGCGACCTTCTCCATCTCCCTCGCCTCGGCCGGCGCCCTCAGCTTCACGGCGGCGTCGTGAGCGGGCGGCGGGTGTGGGCCAACCGGGCGCGGGGCGAGGTGATCGCCACGCTCGCGGGGGAGGAGCGGCGCCTTTGCCTGACGCTGGGGGCCCTGGCCGAGCTCGAAACCGCGTTCGAGGTCGAGGGGTGGGCGGCGCTGACCGAGCGCCTGCGCCGCCTCTCCCCGTCGGACATGCTGGCGGTGCTGGCGGCCTTGCTGCGCGGGGGCGGGGAGGGCGAGGCGGCCGAGGCCCTGCCGACCCTGCCCCTCGATTTCCGCGAAGCCGCCGAGGCCGTCGCCCGCGCGTTCCAGGCGGCGGGGGCGGGTTAGGGGTGGTGCGGCGGTTCCCCTCACCTCCCACCCCCCCGCCTGCGCGGGGGGCGGGCCCCTCCTCTCCCCAGAGGGGAGAGGGGTTTAGAACCGTGAACCCTCTCCCCTCCGGGGAGAGGGCAGGGTGAGGGGAACCGGTGCGCCGACGCCAAGGTGAGGGGAACGGCGCGCACATCCGACAGGGCGAAGGGAACGGCCGCACGACCATGACCGACTGGCCCCAACGCCTCCGCCTCGCCGCCGCGCTCCGCATTCCGCCGGCCGCCTTCTGGCGCCTGTCGGTGAAGGAGTGGGCGGCGCTGACCGCTCCGCCGCCGTCCGCCGCCCTTGGGCGGGGAGAGTTGCAGACCCTGATGGCGGCGCATCCGGACGCTCCCTCGCCCTTACGTTAGCGCGGCGGTTCCCCTCACCTCCCATCCCCCGCTTGCCCGGGGGCTGGGCCCCTCCTCTCCCCGAGGGGGAGAGGGGTTTAGGAGCGCGAACCCTCTCC